GCCAATAGCCATCGTTAAATACCTCTATGCAAGAGTTTTCATTAACGCCGGATCTGTCCCTGTCTCCATGCATCCATCAGAGCGCCTTGATTTGCCTCGAAGTCCTTCAGAGACATGCTCTTGATATCAGCCGCAGACCAGACTTTTTGTCCGGCACCAGTATCGGGCTTTCTGGATTTAGGGAGCTTTGGCTCTGCCGCCGCTTTCGCCTTTTCCAGTACCCGCTCTTGCGGCGTCGGTTGACCAACACCCATGTCGCTCTTGAACTTGTACAGGGCCGCATTCACATCATTTGATGAGCCGGATTCAACATAGTGATGAATCTCTGCGTTCTGCACCTCCAGCCAGTCAGCCCAGTCTCCCGATTGAACAATGCTGTCCAAGTCTGGGTGAGCTTCCCGAATGCGATCCATGTGCGCGGTCTGCGCCTCTTGGACTGCATCCTGCTCTCGCATATTGCGGAGTGCTTCAAGTTCGGCATGTTGCTCGTCTACCTTTGCCTGCGTCCTTTCCATCACATCTAGAATTGGTGCCGCTAAGTCTGGGTATTCTTCCCTGACCTGCTTCAGCTTCTCTAGATCAACGTCTTTCTCCGCAAGCTGACGCTTCATTTGTCCCAACTCAGCCATGACCTGCTCGTTCATACGTCGCAGTTCTTTAGCCTCAGTGGTCGCCTGAGTCATCTTCCTTTGCGCATTCTTGTAGCGTTCATCAGCCTTTTTAAGGGCTAACTCTGTCTCAGATAATTCGCCGCGCTCATCTTCGACAGGAGCCTCCACAGGTTGTTCGACAGTTTCCGATGGCTCTTCGGGTGTCTGTTGCTCTGCCTCTAGCTGAACTTCCTCTGGCGTTTCCTCTGGTTGAGGGGCCGGAACTTCACCTTTGTACTGAGCTATTAATTCCTGTGCTTCCGCTTCAAGTTTTGCTGGATCTACTTTCATTACACGGTTCCTCTAGGGGTGTCCGTTAATTGAAACTAGGAACCTTTCTCGGATTCCTTTCCGCTTCAATGACCGCCTCTGCGGTCTGTTCAAGTCCAATCAAGGCGCGTAGCTCTGCTACCCTTCCTTGCTGGCGTCTAAAATTCTGTTCGTCCGCGTACTCCAACTTCTCATGAGCCTCGGCTAACCGAGATTCAAGCAACTCCATCAGGAGGGGCCATTCCTCCGTCAGGGCCAAGACCTTGATCGCCCTCGCCTGACGCGGCGAGCATTTGCTGTTGTAAGGCTTGTTGCTCGGCAATTAGTTGCTCCTGAGACTTAATAAATTCATCTGGATCGATATCCATACTCTGGGCGATATCGCGCAAGAGTTTGCCTCGATCAATAAGTTGAGAGTCCATCGGGTTTGAAACCAGAGAGAGGAATTGCAATAGTCTCTGGCTCTGCACTTCTTTCTGCACAAGTGCGGTGCTACCGCGAGCAACGACCTTGAGGTCGCCCTTTGCCCGCTCATTCGTTCCGAACTCCATATTGAAGTGGAACATTGATTCAATCATAGGGCGTATAAGGAAATCGTCAATGTTTTTAATCGTGCTCTTGAGCGCGACATTTGCCGCTCCCATAAGCATTGAGATACCCGTTGCCGTCTTGTTCAAACTCTTCGTTTGCTCACCGTGGGTGTAGCTTGGAAGAGAAGTTGTCTCGTCCGCAAAGCGTCGGAAGATTTCGATGATTTGGTTCAGTCCGTTGGCATTCGCGACAGGCTGGTAGTAGCGGACAGCAGGCATTGAGCCGTCCCCGCCAGATCGCAAAAAGACTCGCCACGGATGGAGATCGGTTGGATCCTCACCCGCCGCGAGCAAGTCGGTGTTCACTTCTACCATCGGGCCTGAACTGAGCGCCATGTTATCCAGCCAGATGCGCGTTGCCGCGTTCATAGTCTGCTGAGAATCACGCATCATGCGCGGTACTCCCACGCCCCAGAACTGATGGGGAGTGCGCTCATAGGGGAATATGTTGTACGGAATGCGGTATCCCTTGACCGGATTAAGCGCGGCCTTGATTACCTTTCCTGCAACGATCCATACGTTGGCATCAAAATCTTGACTAAGGTCAGATCCCTCCGGAAATTCGACTCCAACCTCTTGTAGGTCATAGCCGTCAATGGAACCCCAGAACTCCAGTAGTTCAAACCTGCGGGAATCACCATGATCAACAACACCAGCAATTTCGCGGCGAGTGCGCTCATGGTCTTCTTCTTCATGGTTGCCGTTCCTTCGATCTTTGACAATGGATAGGATTATCTCGGAGTCAAAGCTGGGCAGGTCTGCCAACTCCCTGAATTGACGGCGAGTAAGTACGTGTCGGCGGAACATGCCAGAGCAGTCCGCAAGGCTGGTGCAGTATGGGTCTGGGTAAAGATCAAAGATCGATACCGATTCGATTTCAGGTCGGGCCTCTTCTTCCATGGCCATGACGTACTGAGATCGACCCATCTCATCTTCAACGCGCTGGTAAGACTGAACCTTGTCGATCTTTACCGTGCCTGACTTGATGGCACCGGAGCCGAAGATGCAGGCCTCAAGGATAGCCTCCTTCATCTTCTGCTCGGTGTTTTCTTCTATTAGCTGATCCTCGATGTCCTTCTGCATTTCTTCAGAGGCCATCGCGGATAAACGCTCTTCCTGCTCCTGCAACCCTTGACGGATGCGCTCTTCGTTCTCAGCTAGGACTTGCTGGATCACCTCCTCGGGTTGGCCCTGCCCCATTTGAACAATATTCTGAATGAGCATCTGTTGCATTTCTGCTCGCTTCATCGGATTGATCTTGGGGCGGGGGGTTGGTTGTACGCCAAAAAATGCGTCACCACTTTGGAATAGTAAGTCGATAAGCCTGCTGTACGCGGCCATCACCTTTGTTCTGGATAGCCCAACGAAGACTTTACTGCGAGAGCCAGAGGCTTCGCTCAGTCGAGCAAGGATTTCGGGATCGTACTGGCCGGAGAACTGGCGTAGATCTTCGATCCACTCATCTTCAGTTTCTCTACGGGCGTCTTTGTACTCGGTAAACAGGCTCTTGAGCCTAGCTCCGAGTGATTGAAGTTCGATGTCTTGCGAGCCGTCTGGATTTTCAACATCAAAGCCGACGCCCTCTTCGAGGAATTCGTCCATTAATAACCCACCACGGTGTCTACTGTTTTGAAGCGCCTTGCGACCGGATGTACACGGGGTCGCGGCATAGAAGCCAATCCATGGAGGGCAATGGCAAACGCCATCACCCTATCATCATAACAGCCGTTTTGAGCATTGGTAGCCCCCCTTTCGTCAATAACGTAGGTGCGCAATTCCTTAATAAGCTCAGTGTCTGCTATACCGGAATCCCTCTGTCGTAGCAGGGCGGCAAGGTTGTCGATGATTAATGGCTTGGTCTTGCTGGTTGTCAGGAAACCACCGCGCTTCGTCATGCGGTCTCCATAAGCGCCGTCAACTGAACTCTCGATAAACAGCGACGGGTAGTTAATTTCTTGCAGGCGGCGCAAAGTTGTTAAGCCGTGGTTGTTTCTTTCGACAATGATGTAGGCCGTGTTGTAGCGCTTACCCAGTATTCCGACGATATTGCCCCACTCCCAAGGATCGATATGCCCGTGGTAACAGGCAACCTGCCTACCGCGAGAGTCGAGAACCTGCGCAACCGAGTAGTCTCCGTGCGCCAATCCCTCCGCCACGTCCACTCCAATGACATAAGAGTCATCTGGATTGGGCGGATACCACTCCCTGTAAGGGCCGCTTCTGCGCTCAGACATCCCGTCAGAACGAAGTTCGCCAATGAAGTCAGGGGTGTAAACCTCCTTCTCCGCATCAGCCAATACATTCTCTTCGACGAAGCATCGGCCCGAAGTCAGGAAGGCTTCTATCGCGGTGGTCGGATACTCCTGCCTAAACAGATCGTTGCCGCCCAGTTCGTCCATTTTATTTCGGCGGAACTGAAGTTGTTGATCGTCCAGACCGTACTGCTCGGCGAGCTTCTCTTCTTCTCGGGTGCGCTCGAAGTACGGACGCACTGTGGCCCTGTACTCCTGCATGGCAAACCAAGGGACGAAGCAAGTAATCCACTCGGTCTCGCCGCGCAAAGATTTCATAACCTGATCGTAGAACCAGCC